ATGCTGCTGTTGCCATTTTTAATGCTCCTAAATAAAATTATAAAATAAAGTTACCGAACTCGTCCTTCTGCGTAAGCAGCGAGAATCTCGTCTGCCATACTCTCGTACCTGCTCGGATCTTGCATTCTTAAGCGAATTAAGTCTGCACGACGATAAATGTTTTTTGTTGATTCACCTGTACCGCCTTGTTGAACGGAAGCTGCCTTAAGTGCTTTGCCTCGACTCTCTTCGTCAGTCTTCTTGAGTGATTCATCAGCAGCTTTAGTTGCTTCTGCCTTCTGAGCTTGTATACCTTTAAGAGACTTGTAAGTATCTAAAAGTTCTAAAGCTGAATCTACATCATAGTTACTGGCTTGAGCGAAGAGTTGTACCCTGACTTTCGATCCCTGAATCCATGCTGCGAAATCGTCAGACTGTGCTACACTTAAGTAATCAGGATGAGCCTTCTCTATAGTTTGCTTCGCAACCAACTGAGCCTGTTGAGCTTGTTGTTCTTGTAGCTGCTTTAGAATCGGATTGTTCTCTACTGCCTGATTAATTGCCTTTGCAGGATCTTCAAAATAATCAATCTCTTGTGCTTTACTTGGCGGTGCTTCTTGTTTAGATTCGAGTTGTTGCTTAATGAATTGATCAAGTAAACGACGGTTCTCACCTACTTCTTGTGCCTGACGACCAATAAGCTTTTCAGATTCTTGGTGCATGCGGACAACCTCTTCAAGAGATTTGCCACGATACTTCTCAGGTAGATCAGGTTCTTTAGCAATCTCTTCAGGTTGTGCTGGTTCAGCTTCTGGGATTGTACCTTGCCCTTGTTCTAAATCGGTGATACCTTCTTCTTGAGTCTCTTCTTGCAGTTCGATAAAATTAGCAGCCATGTATACTCCTGTCGCAATGCGATTTTAGGATAATTAAAAATAGCTCGGTGATCAAGAGTTCACTTATGAGCCGTGATTTGCATTTGTTTTCCTCTCCACAGCCAGCTTCTCAGCTCTCTGTCTAGCCCACTTCGATGTTGCTGAAGGGTGGTCGCCACTGATGGGATCTAAATAGATCCTCGGTGGGGTGAGGATACGGGTAGCAGTCCCGTCACATACGCTACACTGAACTTCTTTTGTGTCAACATCGACGAAGGACTCAGTGATATGCGAATCGTTGCACTTAAAATCGTACATTCGTCTAGGCATTATCTTCCTCTTCAGAAAGTTGCTCATAGACTTCTGTACTAGACTCTCTTAAAGTCTTAATCCAGTTCATGATGGACAGTTCGCCCTTCTTGAAGTGGAGTTGTTGTTCTGTTTCTACACCGCCTAAGCGGTCTGTAGCATCTATCATTACTTGGACATCTTCTACCAGGTCTTTCCAACCCTGAGTCGACATCATTGCAAATCTATTCTCGTAGTAATCCTGTAATTCACGATTCATTTAATCTTTTTCCTTGACTTTGGAGATTATTTGTGATATAGTAAATATTATACCACACTTTTACTAAAAAGTCAAGTACTTTTTTAACCTCGTGCTGCCATTTGTAGCATAGCGATACGCTCATTAGAAGCGATATCCTGCTCCTTTAGAGCTAGGTTAGCGACCTTTTCAACCTGAGTGAAGGGGTCACTACCTTGTGGCTTCGATTGTGCCTCTATCGCCTTGATTTGGGTCTCTACGGGGATTGATTGAGCCTGGGCTTGGGCTTTTGCTGCTTCTGCCTGTGCTTTAGCTGCCTCAGCCTGTGTTTTCTGTAGCTCAGCCATCGCTGTTTCCATAGCAATCTGTTGCATTTGCTGCTGCATTGGGTCTGGTTGGCTCATTTCCTGGAGCTTAGCGATGATATCTTCACGATTAGAGATACTTGAACCCTGAATGATACCCTGTAACAGTACAGGAGTGATAGGGGATTGTCCTAAAGTAGACATTAAACCCATCATCTGCTGTTGTTCGTACTCACGAGCTACCATTCCCATAGTAGAAACAGGGATAAAGGTAAAGTCTTGTACTGGATAACGGTCTGGATCGAACTGCATGAAGCGATACGCAGCCTTAGTAATGAATGGAATCAGGAAATCTTCTTGGAAGTTGATCAAAGTACGCTTGTTCTTCTTCATTAGCCCTGATAGAGCCATAGAAAGTCCTGCACCGCTGGCTTCACCACCTGCTACCTTGCCTGGCATAGCAGTGCTATCGAGCGTTCCTGTGGCTTGCTGCAGCATTCCCTGGAAGTTCTGCGCTGTCTGGAAGTTAGCTGGATCTGTTGTGCCAAACTTGAATGGCATCATGATTTCGTTAGGGTTACCGTTGACCAGCATGTTCTTGCCTGGTCGTACTTCGTACTTAGCACCACGAGGAAGCCTTGTAGCATCCATTGCCATCATAGGTGCTGTGGTTAAAGCTAAGGAATCTAAGTGGCTACGGATCTGAGCATCAATAGCCTTCTGCATATTGTAGCCCTTCTCAGCAGTACCACGACCCCAGAAACGACCTGGCATCGAGTCAGCTTGATAAGCAACAATAGGACGATCCTTCATCATGTAAGGAGAAGCTTCAGCTTTGAGTAAGTACTGGTCATCAGCAATCACAACGATAGCTTCTACCATGTCCTGGTAGTCTTCGCCTTTAGAACCTTCAGGAAAGAGGTCTACTACTTCAGTACCTTCTTCTTTGTCTACATTCTCAAGGTACTCACGAGGAACTAAACCGTAGTAACGAGTAACACGAATACGATCATCTTGCTCATGCGTTACTTCTTGTACTGGCTCTAGCTCCATGTTGGAATAGCTAGGAGTGATGTTTACTTTACGGTATGTACCGTCAGCCATGCTACGAACCACAGAGTGGTACGAGACATACTCTTCGATAGCAACACCAAGAGAATCTTCTACTGTACGAGCATTAGGCTCGATAAGGAAGTTACGAGGATTAACAGGATACAGATCAATCATGAACTGCTTTGTCTCTTGTACACCAATAGCTGCCATCCCAGTACCAGGAATAGCTTGAGTAGCAGGAGACATAACTGTCTTCTCTTTAACTAGGATCTCACCGATACCAGTACCGTAGAGTTCACCAAGTAAGATGATGTCATCGAGTGACTTCTTAATGCGTGAAGTCTTAAAGTCCTCGTGCATCTGTTTACGAACCAAAGCTACGTCGCTAGGGTCTTGATCGTTCCTATCATCAACAATATCAAAGAACTCTCCACGACCAAACACTGCTTCAGATATCTCTGCTTGCTTGGACTCAATAGCTTGCTGCAGCGCAGGAGTAACTAAGCGACTACGCTCAGACTCTCGTGTCTTATCCAGTGCATCCCAGATACCTCGGAACAAACGCTCATACTCTTCCCATTTATCCAGGTAGTTGACATCACGGTGATCTCGCCATGTGTTACACTGATCAACGATAAAAGAGACTAACTCTTTATCATCGTCCGTCATCATGTCTTCTTTAAATTCAGCCATTCTTACATTCCTTCAGGGATTGTGGATTGAGGTACTTGCATAGCAAACGGATCAGTAAATTCTTCTGTTCCTCTAAATGCTAAAAGTCTTTCTTTTATTTTATTTGCAGTTTTATCTGAATCTCTAGATCCTACAATAGTTTCAGGATTAACGTATTCTTTACCGATAGTAAAGATTTCTCCGTTCTTATCATATCCATAAAATACATTTTGAGAATTAGAAGTAAATCCAGAAAGACGAGAACCGTCATCTAGCTTAATAGGATTCTTTAATTTTACTGCAAGACCTTCTTTTCTTTCTTGAGGTGTCTGTTCTTTTAATTCCCAACTAGCAGCAATAAAAGCATCTTGTTGTTGTGGTGTTGCTATCGTAGGGGCAGTTAAGTTCTCAGTGTTGATACCGAACTTCTGGTTGGTTGGATCTGTGTTGATTGCTCTCATCGCTGGCATAGCCATGCGCTCATCAGCTGACATACCACGACGCTGCTCTGTCTGCCTTGCAAATGTTTCACCAGCTACACGCATGTAATCGGCTTGTGCTTGCTTCAAAGCATCGCTGTTCATCTGCTTAGCGTTAATGATCTGTGCGATCTGTGGATATTCTTGAGCAGCTACTAGCATTGTCTCAGCTAGGTTCTTACGACCAGCAAACGCTTTAGTAAGTGCTGTGTCTACGCTTAAACCATCACGCTTTACTAGGGCAGTGATAGCGTCTTGTACGTTATCTAGAGTAAAGCCAAGCTTCTTGTTTTCTTTAGCGAATCGCATTACTTCTTTTGTTGAAGTAGCTACTAAAGAATCTAGTTGCTTTAAGCTCTCTTGATAGGGCTGGCTGGCTTGTAGTACACCAGTAAAGCTTTCACCACCAGTGAACAACTCTCTGCCTTGGACATAGTGCTGTACTTCGTGTAGTGCAGTCTTGACAGGGTCATTGCCCTTGCTTCTCCACTCAGGGTGTTGTCTGTTAAACAAGATAGAGTCGGAGGCTGGATCGAAGGCTGCTAGGCGAGGAGATGCAGGATCATCTACGAATCCAACCTTAATGTCTGCCATCGAAGGATAAGCCTTCTTTAGTGTGTCAGCCTTGAATACTTCATCAAAGCCAAGGAACTCATTCTCAGGAAGTGTGTTAAGATCCACTCCCTTTTGTACAGCTACATTCTTATCGCTGATCTCTAGCATAGCCTTACCAGCTACAGGATCAATAGCAAGACCAGAACTACCGTACATCTTGTTCCACTGTTCAGAAGGAATCTTAAACCAATCCTCTTCTGCTTTAGCCATCGTAGCAGTTAAAGAATCAGCATCTACTAAGCCTTGTCTACCTAGGTTACTGATTCCTTCACCACCAATAAACATCTCAGGGGTAAGGCTAGGAGTAGAACGACTAACTCCTTTAAACAAACCTTGAGCCTCTAGGTTATCAATTAACCCAGGAGCTACTTGTCTAAACAATCCAGCAACTATACTCATTTAGTATCCTGATATAAAATCGGTTGGTTCATATTCATCTTCACCGTCATCCATGAAGTAGGTAGTTACTGCCAGCTGATCAATGAATGACAGAGCATCCACTAAGTCATCCTTTACCTGGTTGGTAGGAAACATTAGAAGCTGATCCTGAAACTCTCTCCAGTCCTCATCTTCATTCAGTGTTACCTTACCATGCTCAAATCGTCCTTGTAATGCCCAGACAATACGCTCAGTCTTCTGTTTACCGCCATGCGTAAGATCAGTGATATGACAGTAGGTGTTGTTAGCCCTCATCAGATCGCTTAGATAGGGCAACACAGCGTTTCTAACTGTACCACGCTCCATCCCTACAGCAATTGGTTGGAAGTCTCTAATGTTCTTTAGAATACGCTCAGCGCACTCCTTGACATCCCACCTACCATTCTCTATCTTTTTTACCCACCATTCACCATCATCCGTCACCTTGACCACTGCAATAGCAGATTTATCTAACTTTTGCTGGCGAGCTGCTGAATAATTGGTGTTGGTGAATCCTGCTAAGTCGATACCAATATACCATACTCCGTTACTTGGTTCTTCGCCTTCTTTAATCCATTGTTCTTTAAACAGGTCTGTACCTGCATTATCAAACGAAGCTTCATACTCTTGCTTGAATGAGAAGCTACTTAATGTCTTTCTTGCACCTTCGATCTCTTTAGGATCAATCAGTGGGTTATCTTTGGTAGTGAAGTGCCAACCCTTCCACTCTTCGTCTTCTTCAGAGACACCAAGGTTATACATATCGTAGAACCAGTTCCTACCTTTAGGAGTTCCAATGAATAATGCAGAACCCTTTTTATCTGAAAGAGCAGCTCTTAAGACCTTCTCCCAGGTATCAGGTTTAATGTCAGCTACCTCGTCTAATACTAGGTATGTTAAGCTGACCCCTCGAAGGGTATC